GCATAACATTGTTACCAAATCGTAACCAACGACACGCCGTACAAAAGTAGACAACTACCTCATTTAGTCACTCAGTAATTCACCAGCAATCAACCAGCACCACGAGGCGAACCCGACCAACGGCTAGGAGATAGTCCGTCACGACACCTCTTACATTGGTTAGCATTAGCAGAATATAACCTAGATTAGACAAGATAAGGACAATTTTTAGGGCTTTGACCCCCCCATTTTAACTTTTTTAAGGGGGACAGCATAACACTCCCTTGTTATATTTTTGTTGGTTATTTGCCTCTGACCTGCGGTAACGTGTTGTTATCTTTTTGGTATCTTTTTTTCTGTTACCATTTGCTTTGGTAACGACTTAGTTATAGTGTAAGGGTTTTTTTGTAGGTTGGCTGGTATTAAAGCCAACCAGCCAACACTATAGTATTATATATATTATTATATTACTACTACTTACTCGTTAGGCTATAATAGCCGCCTAACCTACAACCCACATGCTTATGAGAATGGCTTTTAGAAGGGGCGTGTAGTGGCTGCTAAGTCTGGTATATCTCACCACTTGAAGGGTGAGTCGGCTAAGAAGAAAAAAAATTTTTTAACGGGTATTGCTAATGGTATGACTGTTGTCGCCGCCTCTGAGATGGCTGGTGTTAAACCTGTTACTATTAAGTATTGGGTTAAGTCTGATGATGACTTCCGCTTGGCGTTGGACGATGCTAAGATTAAAAGGGATGATGTTAGGGCTGGGACAACCGATGCAGGCAAGTTTAAGATTCCTTTTGAGGAGTTCTCTAGGGATTACCTTGAGATGGCAGTTTTTCCGCATCAGCAGAACTTTATCTCCCTTCTTGAGAAGGGTGAGCCTGAGTGGATTCATGACGCAATGGTTTATGAACCTGCGACTCGTAATCGTGTGCTTATTAATATCCCACCTGAGCATGCTAAGTCTACTACTATCACGGTTAATTACTCGACTTATAGAATTGCACTTGACCCCAACGTTCGCATCATCATTGTCTCAAAGACTTTATACAAAGCACGCGAATTCGTTTACGCTATTAAGCAAAGATTATCCCATCCTCGGTGGTCTAAATTACAAAAGACTTATGGACCAGAGGGTGGATGGAAAGATGACGCAGACACCTGGAAAACGGATACCGTTTATTTAGGTTCTGAAACTAGGGACTCATCTGAGAAAGACCCTACACTTCAGGCTCTTGGTATGGGTGGTCAAATTTATGGTGCCCGTGCTGATTTAATTATTTTGGACGACTGCATTACTGGTGCCAACGCCCACGAGTGGGAAAAGCAAATCAAATGGTTGCAACAGGAAGTTATTACTCGTCTTGGTAAGAACGGTAAACTTCTTATTGTTGGTACACGTATCGGCACTAATGACTTGTATCGCGAACTTCGAAATCCAGAACATTGGTCTGGTGGTAAATCTCCTTTCACTTATTTGGCTATGCCAGCAGTGTTGGAGTTTACTGATAACCCCAAAAACTGGGTGACTCTCTGGGCTAAGTCTGATAGACCCTGGGATGGCGATGAAGACACCACACCTGATTCTGATGGATTGTTTCCTAAGTGGGATGGTCCTACGCTGTTCAATAGGCGTTCAGAAGTCACCCCCCAAACTTGGGCTATGGTTTATCAACAACAAGATGTTGAAGATGATTCCATATTCCCACCACTTGCTGTAACAGGTTCAATTCAAGGTATGCGTAAAGTTGGGGTTCTAAACCCTGACGCACCTGGACACCCTGAAGAAGGTAACTTTAGAATCATTATCGGTATTGACCCTGCAATGTCTGGTGCCACTGCTGCTGTATGTGTGGCTGTTGATATGGCTTCAAGTAACCAATACATTCTTGATGCAATGAATATGACTGAACCTACCCCAGGTAAAATTAGGGAACTGATTGAAAACTGGACTTTTAAATATCAACCTAACGTAGTGGTGGTAGAAAAAAATGCTTTCCAACTCTTCCTCACCAAAGATGAGGCGATACGAGACTTTTTATCTTCAAGAGGAATCCAGTTTCGTGAGCATTACACTGGAAATAACAAATGGGACGTTGGATTCGGTGTTGCGTCTATGGCTCCACTCTTTGGGAATGTACGAGAAGGAAAGTTCGAAAAGAACTCAAACCTGATTCACCTGCCTTCAACTGAGAACTCTGAAGGTATGAAAGCATTGGTTAACCAACTGATTATCTGGAAACCAGATATGCAGAAGAAGCAACCACAGGACATGGTTATGGCTCTTTGGTTCACCCAACTTGTTGCACGTGAATGGCTTGAAAGAAATAACTTTGCCCCAAGATTTACAACTTCTAGATGGGCAACTAGAGGTCAGGTTAATACCCAAATGGTTGTTGACTTGGATGAAGAATATGCATCTCAACAACAACAACAATTCTACATGTAAGGAATAATAATGGCTAAATCAAGACCAGTTGGTGGACGTGCTGGATTAAGTAAAGCACAAGCAGAAGCAACTAAAAGAATTAAAGCAATGACTCCTACCCAACGTAAAGCGTATCAAGCACAGAATAAAAAGAATGCTATTAAGGTAGCCGCTACTGCAGCCTCATTGATTCCTGCTGGAAGAGCAGCCGTTGTTGGTGGCAAAGTTGCTGCTAAAGCAATAGCCTCTAAAAGATTACAAAAAGATATTCGTAATGCAATTGTTAAAGGTACAGGTAATAAAGGCGAACGTAGAATAGTTACCGAAATGGCAAAAGAGTGGCAAAATACTCCATCATCTACTGGTAAAGCAAACATATTTAATCGTAAACAATCTTTTGAATTAGGTGCTTACGAATATGATTCGATGTCGCCTGCTGCCGCTAAAGCATTAAAACCAAAAGGTCCTAAAGACCTTAATAAAATGAAAAAGGCTTTAATTAACAATGTTAATTCTAAAAACCTTAAAGGTAAACTTGGTACAACAAGAGCAAGTCAACCATCAAGACCTATTGATAGAAACATTGCTAAACATTCAGCATTAAGAAAAAAATTCCCAGATAAGTTTAAACCTTAAATTTTAAAGAAAGCAGATAATGTTAACTGTTGAACAAATTGCGATAAAATTTGAGGCAATAAAACGCCGCAACTATGACCGCGACATCCGTATGAACAATGTGCTTGATGTTCGTAGAGGAAAGATGCAAGATATTGCACCTGACTTCTTCCCTGAAGGCACAAGCAAAGCAATGGTTGCTAACTTTGTTGATGTTGCTGCACGTGACGTTGCAGAAGTACTTGCCCCACTTCCATCATTCAACTGCATTTCACGTAACAATGGTGATAGGGCTAAAAAGAACGCCGACACCAGAACACTTATCGCAAATAACTACATTCAAACAGCACGTTTGCAAACCCAAATGTACACAGGTGCAGACTGGTACGGAACTTATGGTTTCCTACCATTCATTGTTGAACCTAACGAAGAATCTGGTTTACCTTTCATACGTATCGAAAACCCAATGGGTTCATACCCAGAGTTTGACAGATTTAAAAGACTTATCTCTTTCTCCAAACGCTATGTTAAAAGCGTTGGTGAACTCATTGCAGAGTTCCCAGAATACCAAGGTGCAATTTTAGCAGGAACTAACTCTGCAACAGTTGATTACAACGCACCTATCGAAATGATTCGATACGAAGACGCTGACCAAATACTTTTATTCTTACCAACTAAAGGTAACTTTGTTCTACGCCAAACAGAAAACCCAATGGGTGAACTGATGGTACGTGTAGCAATGAAACCAGGTGTTGACGATGAACCACGTGGACAATTCGATGATGTTCTATGGGTACAAATAGCACGTGCACGTTTTGCTTACCTTGCAATGGATGCTGCAGAGAAATCTGTTAACGCACCACTTGCTGTACCTAACGATGTACAAGAATTCGCTTTCGGTCCAGATGCTGTTCTAAGAACTTCACAACCACAGAATATTCGTAAAGTTGGTATGGATTTACCACCAGGAGTATTCACACAATCAGAAATATTACAACGCGAAATGCGTCTAGGTTCCAGATATCCTGAAGGACGTTCAGGTGTTCTAGATGCATCGATAGTTACAGGTCAAGGTGTTCAAGCATTATTAGGTGCTTTCGATACACAAGTTAAAACAGGTCAACAAATACTTGCTGACACCTTTGAAGATGTAATAAGCCTTGCATTCAGAGTTGATGAAACATTATTCAACTTTGAAAAATCAATCTATGGTGAAAGAAACGGTTCCCCTTACGAATTGACTTACATCCCTGAAAAAGATATCAACGGGGATAACAACATTCAAGTACGTTACGGTCTAATGGCAGGACTTGACCCATCACGTGCTTTAATATTCTCACTACAAGCATTAGGTGCTGATTTAGTATCTAGAGATTTCGTAATGCGTGAACTGCCTTGGTCAATGAACGTTACAGGTGAACAACAACAGATTGATGTTCAACGTATGCGTGACAATTTGAACGCTGCAATGTCACAACTAGCACAAGCAATTCCACAAATGACTGCTCAAGGTCAGGATGCTTCAGATTTAGCAATGAAAATGGCTGAGGTTATAAAAGAAAGACAAAAAGGTACAGCAATAGAGGAAGCAGTAAGTAAAATATTTGCCCCTGCTCCCGCTCCTGCACCTGCCCCAGCCCCACAGATTGCCCCTGGAGGAACCTCACCTGCTCCTGTTGAGCAACCCGTCCCCTCGGCTCCAGCAGCACCTTCAGGGGCTCCCCAGGAACAACAACAACCAATTGATTTAGCGTCAATCTTAACTCAAATACAAGGATAAACTATGCCAAGAGGCGGATATCAAAAACCTACTAATGGTGCTGTAGTTTCACCACCAGGTGCATTATCTAAACGTAAAGCAGTTGAGAATAATGCGAAAGAAAACATTCCTTCAGGTGGAGGATATGGTGAACGTAAAGCAATGCAACAACAGTTGCAAGGTGGACCTATAGCCAAATCTGAACCTGTTAAAAATTTAAGTATTAACGTTTCTCCTACACCTACTGCTGGTAAAGAAAAACTTGGTTCTTTTACTGACCCAACTCAAAGACCAGAAGAAGCCTTTAGTAATGGTTTCTCTTTCGGTGAAGGTTTAAGACCAACAGATATTGGTTTACCTATGGGTACTGGTCAACCAGATTCTGAGCAAAAACAAGACCTAGCAAAATTATCTTCATATCTTCCAATTTTTAGAAACGTTGCAAACATGGAAGGC